CCTTTCGCGTTAGCATTTGTTCTCATAGCGAGCATTGTTAGCCTATTGCTGCCAAGGTTTCCTTTGCTAATGCCGAAGTCTACGCGCTCCGGCTCGCGCCTACGGTTACGCCGTCTCGGCGTTACCTTCGGTTTCGGCATTATCTTCCGCGTCTGCTTCCGTAAGCGATTGCTTTAGGATAGCGGCGAAAATCAGATCTAGCGCGACCTTTGTTGAAGCTTCAAGGCCACCAAGTCTTTCGGCGGATACGCCGATCATCTTGGCGATTTTTTCTACCTTTGCTTCTTTGGTTTCAGGCTTATTGCCAGTCTTTGTCACGTATTCCGCTTTCTGGTACACGTGTTCACGCGACAGTTTGGCGACAATGCTTCGCGTAGTCTTGCCGAATTGAACCGCAAGCGATTCGACAGTTTCCTTTGTCGGATTTTGCGAATACGTTGCGACGATCTCCTTTGTCATTTCAGGAGTATAATTCACAACCTTTACAGCCTTTACAGTCTTGCTCATGATGTGCTTCCTTTTACGTTTAACAACAGGGAACATCGAGTACCAGACGCGCTTTATTTTTTCAACAATGTTTTGTTTAAATTTCATGCGTCATCCAGTAAAGAGATTATATCCCGATCAGTTGAATAAATGTAATGTATTTTTTTATTGCTTAACATATTTATATATGGTATAATGAGGGGAGGGGGGATATTTGACATTGTAAGTGCATTTTCTATTACACCCAATTTCGCGGCCGATATGTATACCCACAAAAGTAATTATGGTGTCAAGTATAAAATCATAGTCTTACCCTAAATCTCAAATTTGATAACAATAACAATAACAATAACGATAACTCAAATTTGATAACAATAACGATAACTCAAATTTGATAACAATAACGATAACTCAAATTTGATAACAATAACAATAACGATAACTCAAATTTAATAACAATAACAATAACTGATAACTATAAAATTTTATACTTGACAACTTACCTATTTCATAGTATAATATAAGCATGACTATGAATTTACCAATAAATCCAGAATATACTCCACTACCACCCGAAGATGCAGAAATAGCAAATACTTATCTAGAAACAATGGATGTTAATGCGACAGCAAAACAATTAAATATAGAATTGTATAAAGTAACAGAGTATATAAATAAACCAGTAGTTCAAAAATATATAACAGAAGTATTTATGAACACTGGTTATAGAAACAGACTTAAACTAGGAACTTTGCTCGATAGCATAATTGATAAAAAATTAGCAGAAATGGCAGAAGCAGATATTAGCTCCTCAAAAGATATTTTAGATATACTAGCTTTAGTTGCTAAAATAAGAAAAGATGAAATGGAACTAACTATAAAATTAGAAGAAGCTCGTGGACCTAAACGTCAAACAAACATTCAAATTAATAATCCTGCCTATAACCCCTACGAAGACTTTACTAAAAAACTATTAGATCTTAATGACATAGACCCTAAATCTCAAATTTGAAACATAATGGCTAAATTTACAACACAACGCAGCACATACGTAGATCCAGCAACTGGAGAAACGAAACGAATTCCAAAGATAACCGGAAATCTAATAAGAGCAAATGCAGATAATCCGGAAGCTATATACAATTTAGGAACATTTTATTTACAAGATAAAAAATATGAAAAAGGATTAGAATTACTAGCTAAATCTTTAAAATTAAAAGATACAAAAGAAACACGTTTAAATTTAGCAACTTGTTATAAATTTCTTGGCAATCATAATAAAGCTCAATCAATAATACGAGATTCAATAAGAGACTATCCCTCATTTTCCCTAAATTATAACAATTTAGGGTTAATGTTATATGACTTTAGAGATATACCAGAAGCCATTAAATTATACGAAAAAGCTTTAGCGTTAAGACCTGATTATGGTGACGCCAAATGGAACATGGCCTTAGCGTTAAATCTAAAATATTTTACAGAATTAGAATTAGGTAAAAATCCACCTATAGAAAACTTTCAAAAAGCAATGAATTATTTTGATGCTAGATTTGAAAAAAGTTCACCTGTAAAGATAGCACATCATGAAGGTAAATTATGGACTGGTGAAAAATTAGGTGAGGGTGAAAAATTATGGATTTTATGTGAACAAGGTGTAGGAGATATAATACAATTTATTAGATATGCATATTGTTTTCCTCCAGATAAAGTAGTACTACATATTCCAACAGATTTACATTTTTTAATTAAAAAAGAATATTTCGTAACAAACACTACAGAATTCAATAATGATAAATATTGGATTCCTATGATGTCATTAGCAAAGTATTTTCCAATAACTGATTCGGCATATATAGATCATTGTGCGGTTAAAAATAAAAATAATAATAATTTTAGTATTGGCATTGTATGGAAAGGTAACCCTGATCATGCAAATGACGCAAATAGAAGTAGAATGATGAAAGATTTTTTATGGTTAGCAGAATATGGCTCATTAATTTCATTACAAAAAGACGGTAAAATTGGAAATATTGATTTAATAAAACAACCTAAACTTAATAACTGGGTCACCACTGTAAATGTAATAAATTCATTAGATATAGTAGTAACTGTTGATACTTCTATTGCACATTTATGTGGAGCGATGGGGGTTCCTTGTATTATACTAATTCCTAAAATAGGAATCGACTGGCGATGGGGCGAAATAGGGGAAAATTGTATATGGTACTCATCAGTTAGATTCGCCAGAATGCAGTCTATGTCGGAGGTTAAAAGATTGATTTCAGAATTTAAAATAAATAATTGTTGGCTAGATAAAAAACGCCTAGAAATAAATGTCAATGAACTAACAGCAAAAGAAGCTTCAGAATTGGGCGTATGAATACACTAGAAGATTATATTAAATCTAACTTTATAGTTGGAAATGTTAAATTTAAGGCCGAAGCTCATGTAACACCTAATGGTGTAATTAATTTTAAATTAATAAGTCATGATTTAGAAGAATTAGATTGTATAGTAGTAAACAATTTAATAAAAGTTATAGCAAATGAATAATATTGTAAAAGTTATAGCAAATGTAAAAGTTATAGCAAATGTAAAAGTTATAGCAAATGTAAAAGTTATAGCAAATGAATAATATTGAATTATATGATTATAAAATTTATAGACTTGATAAAGCAGAAAATTATCCTTTACGCGGTACTAACACAATTCCATGCACTAAACATGATTTCATATGTACAATTGGAACTGAAAAAATGTATTGTACTAAATGTAGGGCTCAATTAATAAACGGTAAGGTATATAACGGTTAAGGTAAATGTTAAGAATAAGTAGACCAGACATTACTGGAGATGAATTACAATATTACCCACTTGAAAAACGTTTTATAAAATTAAGTGTTGCAAAGTATTTTGAAGGTCGTGAAATGACAATGTCACGACCTCAAGTCGCTATAGTTAATGCTTTAAATAATTCTAATTATAAATTTGTAACTGCTGCTGTATCAAGAAGATTAGGTAAAACATATATTGCTAATGTTATTGCACATCTTGTAAGTATGATAGCTGGTGTAAACATTTTAGTAATGTCACCAAACTATACCCTAAGCGGGATTTCATACGACTTACAAGAAGAACTAATGAGATACAGCGGCATTGAATCAGAACGAGCTAATTTAAAAGATCGTATAATAACAATGAAAAACACCTCAACTATTAGGTTGGGGTCTATTAATCAAGTTGACAGCTCAATTGGACGCTCTTATAACTTTATAATTTTTGATGAAGCAGCCGTAGCGGAAGGTGGCAAAGACGCATTTGAAACTCAACTGCTGCCCACCCTAGACAGACCAAATAGTAAATGCTTATTTATCAGTACACCTCGAGGTAAGAAAAACTGGTTTGCAGAATTTTATTACAGAGGATATAGCGCAGATAATCCTAGATGGATATCTATTCAAGCTGATTATTTAGAAAATGATCGAGCTAATGCACAAGATATTGAAACCGCTAGAAAGTCAATATCCGCAGCTAAGTTTAAACAAGAATTTGAAGCAGATTTTAACGTATTTGAAGGACAAATTTACAAATTCAATAATGATAAATGCGTAGAAGATTTATCTTACATGGATTGGAGTAAGCTAGACAGATTTGCTGGAGTTGACATAGGATTTAAAGATCCTACCGCTTTTTCAGTAATAGGATTTGATGAGAAAACTGGTCACTATTATGTATTAGATGAATATTTAAATAGTGAAGCAAAAACATCAGATCACGCTGTGGCCATCAAAGAACGAATGACTAAGTATGAATTTGATACTATTTATGTTGATTCGGCCGCTGCACAGACTAGGTTCGACTGGGCGTATGAATACGATATTCCCACAATTGGAGCAAAGAAGTCAGTTAATGATGGAATTGCTTTTGTACAAAACATTGTTGAACGTGATTTGTTAGTTGTAGATGAAAAGTGTACACATACATTAGCCATGTTAGATCAATTTCGCTGGGATGATAGACCTCTATTGCAACAAGAAAGACCAGTACACGATCAATTCATTCATATGGCAGATGCATTAAGATATGCTATCTATTCACATGGTGTAGCATCAGGTATTTTTTAGGAGATTAAATTTTGAAATTATTAAATATTGTAGTACTAGCATTAGCTCTAGTAGTAGGGACGGCAAACGCTCAATTTAATAGAGTTGGTAATTCGCCTTCGTTGAATATGTCTTGGGTCACTCTTGACACAGCAAATTCTCACGACTGGCAGGGCGTTCAAATAACCAACACTATTCCAATTGGAGATAGTGTAAAAGTATTTGATCAACCTGTAAGATTTAATGTTGACGTAAATGCTGGATTTGTTAAAAATAACGATTTAAATGCAAATTTTGGATCATATAGTATTGGTGGTACAGTTTGGATTAATAATGGTTTTGAAAAAGAAACTTTTGCAATAGCTCCATATTTTAGAGGCGGAATAGCTGCAAATTCTGGTAATTTTGTGTCTCAAAATAACAGTTATTGGTCTTATCAAGTAGAGCCGGGTTTAGTATTTAAAGTTGACCACTTTTATGGTTTATTAGCTTATAACTATGGTGAAGGCTTTAATGCTTCTAATGGTTCTGTAGTTAATGCGGCTGTATTTGGTGTTGGAGTAAATCTAAGTAAAAACTTTGCTATTGAAGGCAGATACGATTTAGGTTATGGATCGTATGATGTTAACAAATTAGCTCTTGGTGTAACTTATAAATTCTGGTAATATTATTAAGTCTGAATAACCAATAAAAATAAAGGACTTAAACTTTATGCGTATCCCCTTGAAAGGATACGCATTTTTTTATTAAAAATTTAGGATGTAAAATTTAAGATTGACAACATTATAACTATTTTGTTATAATATATACAGGTGTAAAATTTTTACTAAATATGAATAAAAGACTACCAGTAAAATGGATCAGAGACCTTAATAAACGTAAGTACAATAAAGGGTCAGAATGTGCTTTGTGTGGAACATATAGTGAGCTTCAATTTCATCATTTTTATAGTATAACATTGTTGTTTGAAAAATGGCTGAAAACAAATAAGATTTCAGTCACTACAGATGACGATGTACTTGCAATAAGAGACCAATTTAGTGCAGAGCATACTAAAGAAATGTTTGATGAAACCGTTACACTATGTAAAACTCATCACGCGAAGCTTCATCAAGTTTATGGAATAACTCCAGCATTAACAACTGTTGATAAACAAAAATGTTGGATTAATACCCAGGCTAAAAAATTAGGAAGAATATATGAATTTGAAGGAATGGCTGATTGAGAAACTAAATCCAGTACAGCCAATAATCGCAGATGAAGCAGGTAGTAGTGTAAACTCAAGTTCTAAGTCAGTATTCTATAATACGGCCTACAGGGATCTAGATATTGTTAGACGAGGCGTTGATATGATAGTCAATGCAGCCGCGTCTTTTGATATAACTGTGACGGAACAACTGAAAGGTTTTACGCCTGTCGTTGTAGGTACTCGACTTAAGGGTTTAGAATTATTGCTAAACCATGCCCCTAATCCATTTCAAGATATTAATTCATTTAGACGTCTTATATATCAGGATCTTGTTTTAGAGGGCAATGCTTTTATTTATGCGGATACTGGTGAACATTATCACCTTCCGGCAACAAGTGTACAAGTTTTACCCGATAAAACTGTATATGTTTCTGGATTTAAATATGCTTCATCAGTTGAAATATTGCCTCCTAATAAAGTAATTCATGTAAAAGACAATTCTAGTGAAACTATTTATAGAGGCACTACAAGACTGTCTTCCGCTGAAAATAGTATAAAGACTCTATCTAAAATGATTAACTTTCAACAAAACTTTTTCATTAACGGTGCAGTTCCTGGCCTTGTTTTAACTAGTGAAAATGTTTTGGGTGAAGCTGCTAAACAACGTATGCTTAATACTTGGGTAGCTAGATATAATCCAAACAATGGTGGAAGACGACCTATGATTTTAGATGGTGGTTTGTTAGTAAGTAAATTATCAGATACAAATTTTTCAGAATTGGATTTTGAAAACTCTATTGCTAATAAAGAAAAAGCAATTTTAAAGGCTTTAGGTGTTCCTCCTATTTTATTAGATGGTGGAAATAATGCTAACATAGCTCCTAATTTAAAGTTATTTTATTTAGAAACCGTAGTACCTTTGGTTCGTGCAGTTACTTCTTGTTTAGAACGTTTTTATGGGTATGATTTAGAAGCGGAAACGGAAAAAATTTCTGCCCTTCAACCTCAAATGTCCGAAGCGGCTGATTTTTATACATCATTAGTAAATGGTGGAATTCTTACTCCTAATGAAGCTCGTGTTGAACTGCGTTGGGAAAAAATGGACGATCCGAAAATGGATGAAATTAGAGAACCAAAGAATATAGCAGGATCGGCAGTTGATCCCTCACAAGGCGGCAGACCTCCGAATCCTAAACCATAAGGATAAATGTGGATAAAGTACTTGAAATATCGATCCCTTTTACTATAAACAAAAATTCTTCTGATGGTGTACAACCATTAGAAATTATAGGGTACGCCAATACTACTATAAAAGATAGACAAGGGGATGTAATTATATCAGAAGCATGGACTAAGGGTGGATTGACTAATTATTCAAAAAACCCTATAGTTTTAGCTTTTCATAACCATTCTAAACCTATTGGAAAAGCTACCTCACTATCAGTTGATACGAACGGATTAAAAATAACAGCTGAAATTAGTGCTAGTGTAGTAGATGTTTATAATTTAATTAAAGAGGGAATACTTAAAGCTTTTTCTGTAGGGTTTCGCGTTAAAGACGCAGAATATGACCCCCTTACAGATATTTTTGTTATAAAAGATGTAGAATTATATGAGGTGTCTGTCGTATCTGTTCCCGCAAATCAAGACAGTCTATTTGATGTATCAAAGTGTTTTAATAATGCGGCAGAACTTGCCGAGTTTAAAAAGTCATTTAGTAAACCTGTTGAGTTTTCGACTTTAGGTTCTACTAATACAAAGGAAAAATTTACAATGGACAAAGAAGTTCTAGACCAGATTACAGCGCAAATTGGTGACTTAGCTACAAAAGCAGCTCAAGACGCCATTGCTGCATCTGAACAAAGAAAAGCAGAAGAAACAGCGAAGACTGCTGCTGATAATAAGAGCCGTGAAGAAATGATTCAATTAGGACAATCGGGAGCAGAACGTTTAGTTAAAGAAGTACAAAGCAAAATGACTGATGACGTTACTGATATTCGTAAAGTTCTAGGAGAATTAAATGCTGCTGTTAACGCTCAAGCAGAAAATTTTGCTGCAGCTGCAGCAGCAGCTAGTGCAGCTCCAAGAAGTGCCCCCATTAATTTAGGTGGTGAGCAAAATAATAATGAGCCTACATTACAAGAAAAGACTACTGCGGTTTTAGTTGCTAAAACTGTAGGTGCACAAATTAAAGATACTAAATACGGTAAATTATTAGTTGAAAAATACGGCCCACACGTTGCATCTAACTATTGGGAAGATCTGGTATCCTTAAGTATGCAAGAAGAAATTCGTAAAAATCTTGTTGTAGCGCCGCTATTCACTAATATGAATATGCCGAGCAATATTCTGCGTATGCCAGTAAATCCTGAAGCAGGCTATTCTACATGGGTTCTTACAACTTCATATGGAACAGTTAGTTCATCGGGTGCTACACAAACTCATGCATTAAAAGAAATTACGCTGACTGCTTATAAGTTAGCAACAAAAGAATTCTTAATGTATGAAGAAGAAGATGATGCATTAGTTGCACTTATGCCTATTGTACAAAATGCAATGGTTCGTAGAAGTGCAAAATCTATTGATAAAGCTTTCTTACGTGGAGCAGCTTCTGGTACAGATCCACTTAAAGGTCTTACAGTATATGCAACTGCAGCAGATCAAATCACTGTAACTACTACAGCAAAAGTTACTGTTGCAAATCTGCAAAGTATTCGTCGTAAAACAGGTGACTGGGGACTGGTTCCTTCAGAAGTGATATATGTTGTTGAACAAAGCGTTTATTATGACTTGTTAGACGATACTGCATTTACAACCTGGGATAAGGTTGGTCCAAATGCTACTCAGCTAAGAGGATCCATTGGTCTTGCTAATGGTTCACAAGTTATTGTTTCTGGAGAATTTGCAGCTCGTGCCGGTGCCGCAATTGGTGCAGTTTGTGTAAATCCTTCTAACTTTATTAGAGGTAACTATAAAGATATGCGTATAGAAACAGCTGTGGACGTTGAAAAACAACAAAAACTATTAGTTGCCACTCAAAGACTTGCATTTCAACAATTAACCACTGTTAATGGTAATGCTGTAGGTTCTTTACTTTGGTCTTAATATAATTTAAGTTATGAAATAAATGGGCGAGAGTTTTTAAAGCTCTTGCCCATTTCTACTTATGTGGAATTTTTTCCAAGAATATTAACGGAGTTTTAATGTTAGATCTTGT